TTAGCAAAATCATTTTCACCGCGTAAACATATTAGCGTTAGTGAATGGGCGGATGCCAATCGTATTTTATCGAGCAAAACGTCCGCCGAAGCGGGTGTTTGGCGAACTGAACGAAATCCACCGCAACGCGAAATCATGGATTGCTTTAGTTCTCGATCAGGTGTGCAAGAAGTCGTATTAATGCTTCCCATACAATTTGGGAAGGCATTGGCATTGAATACACCTATTGCTACACCAACAGGCTGGAGCGAAATGGGCGAAATCAATATAGGTGATGTCGTTTTTGATGAAAATGGACAGCCTTGTCATGTCACAGCGGTATCTGAAACGTTTACCGACCATACATGCTACAAACTGACATTTTCTGATGGTGCAGAGATAATTGCTGATGCCGGGCATCTTTGGACAGTCGATAATAATCGCCATTATCACAATGTAAAAAAAGAAACGATTACCACCAATGAGATGGAAAAAAATTTCAAGCATGGAAAAAATAATATTTATGCTATTCCAGTAGCAAAGGCGTTACAGATACCAGATGTTAATTTGCCAATAAAACCCTATACGCTCGGGGCATGGCTAGGTGATGGAAATAGTGCAAGCGCTCAAATAACACAACACTACCTAGATGCGCCACATCTCATTTCTAAAATACAAAAAGATGGCTACGACATAAGTATCGATGACACGAAGTCTGCATGGATTTTAAAATTAGATCATTCTGGAATCAGAAATGGTATTTGTTTGCGTGGGCATAATATATTTAAAACAGGTATATATAAAAAAAATAATGCTGATAGATGTGCTGAATGTTACAGACAAGGATCAAAAAATAGCCAATATGGATTTGTAATGGATGAGGTTATTAACAGGACATTTTTTTATAAATTAAAATCTGAAAATTTAATAAAAAACAAACATATTCCAGATCGTTATTTACGTTCTTCGTTTGAACAACGATTAGAATTATTAAAAGGATTGATGGATACAGACGGGACTATCAATAAAAAATCGGGGAGATGCTCAATATCATCTTCCTATCCCGCACTTGCAAATGGGATTATGGAGCTAATTACTTCACTTGGTTTAAAGCCTACAGCGTACATAAAAAAGACATATCGAAAAGATTCTTGTTGCATAAGTTTTACCGCATATTCAGATACTCCTGTTTTTTCATTACAACGAAAATTAGCGCTTCAACCAGAAAAAAATGGCCGGAGAATTTTGGAATCAACGAGAAGACGAGTTGTAAATATTGAATTATCAAAAACGGTGCCTGTTCGTTGTATTTGCGTTGATTCAGAATCGCATTTATTTCTAGCAGGTCGCGAAATGATTCCAACACATAACAGCGAAATACTCACTAACGTCATGGCATACTCAATGGTTGAAGCACCTGCGCCGATTATGTGCTGTTTTCCAAGTGACGTATCACTTACAAAATTTAACAATCAAAAACTAAAGCCGCTGATTGAAGGAACTCCGCTTGTTAAAGATATTTTGACGTCTATTGCAAGCCGCGAAAGTTCAAATACAAATACGTTCAAAGATTTCGCTGGTGGTCAGCTCTATTTAGAACACGCCGGCAGTCCATCAAGATTGAAATCAACATCGGTAAAAATTTTATTAGTGGATGAATTAGATACTTTTTCATCAAATCTTGATGGAACGGACGATCCCGTTGATATGTTGCTTGGTCGAACCTCTGCTTTTCCTGCAACCTATAAAATTCTTTACGCTTCAACGCCACAAATCAAAGGCACATCAAGAACAGAAGAACTCTATGAAAAAAGCGATCAGCGAAAATTTTATATTGCTTGTCCTCATTGTTCGCACGAGCAGCCACTAGTTTGGCGAAATTTGAAATGGGAAAAAGAGGGTAAAAATGTACGTTATGTTTGCCGTGAATGTGAAGGCGAAATTTATGAACATCAAAAAACAGCGTTAATTTCAAAAGGGCGTTGGGTTGCTGAAAATCCAGAAAGCAAACTGCGCGGTTATCATTTGAATTGCCTTTATTACCCAATCGGGTTAGGTGTTCGCTGGGAAAAATTAGCATTGACGTGGCTAGAGTGCCAAAACAATTCTTCGCGCCTAAAAACCTTTATCAACGACAGGCTGGCGGAAGCGTTTGAAGATCCGCTAATGAAAACAATTAAGCTCAATATTATCGCTGAACGTGCTGAAAACTATCCGCTGCGCGTTGCGCCTTATGGCGTTGGCGCAATTACCTGCGGCGTTGATACGCAAGATAATCGACTCGCGGTGCAAATCGTCGGATGGGGCAAAGGTATGACAAGCTGGATAATTGATTACGTTGAATTACTCGGTGATCCTGCTCAGGATGAAGTTTGGCAGCAATTAACCAAACTTTTGAATACGCCAATCGAATGCGAAAACGGCAAAAAATTACCCATTATTGCTACAGCAATTGACGCTGGTGGTCATCGAACTGAAGCAGTCAAAGATTATGTACGCCAGCGACTAATTAAACGCCCAATGGTGATATTCGGTGCCACGTCTACCACAGCGCCTGTTTTATCAAAACCTAAGGCAGCGGATGTCAATTGGCGTGGTCAAATGTCAAGAGCGGGTGTACATATTCAGCACGTCGGCACTATCGCAATTAAGCACAAAATTTTCAGCAAGTTATCAGCAGACGCAGACAAAGAAACTGACTCACGATCACTGCATTTTAGCGAAGAACTGAGTAGGGAATTTTTCTCAGGATTTGTCAGTGAAACATTTGACCCAAAAACAAATCGATTTATCAATAAACGGGGGGCAAGAAATGAACCGCTTGATACTTACGTTTATGCTTTTGCTGCGGCACATCATCACGAGGTGCGTTTACATCTTTATACCAAGTCAAAATGGGATGATTTGATTGGTGAAATCGCAACGAAAGCAACAGAGCCAATTCAAAACGTCAGTCACGATACACCAATCATTGAAGCACCACGAAAAACTGTCATTAAAAAACAATCGAGCTATCTACGATGAATGAATTCAAGCAACACTTAAGATCAGTTTTAGAAAAACATATCAGCAAAGATGCAGCGAATGATGCTGTGTTTGAGATTTTGAAAGAGTTTGCCGGCAGTAATGTGTATATCTCAATCCCTTTTCAAGAGCGCAATGAAAAGATTGTTTCACTATCACGAACGGGTATTTCAACAAAAAAATTAGCGCATGAATTCAATTTAACTGTTCGTAGTATTGAACAGATCATCAAGAACTTTAAATAACAATGAAAAATATAAACAATTCAACTCGTCCACATTTGCAACGAGTTGTTGGGTTTAATCAATGGCGGTGTTCATTGTCAAAAAATGGCGTAAAGCAATGCGCTTATGGAAACACGGTGAGAGAAGCCTTTTTAAAATGGAAAATCACTTATTCAAGTCAATATTAGCCATGATAATTAAAGAAAAAAATACGGATGGACTTTTGCCGATTTTGCATGAAGAAACAAACGAAATTAAATTAAACAGGCAAGATTTGTTTAAAAAATTCGCTTTTTATAATCCTGATGATGGTTCATTAATTCGGATCCAATCATCAAGACGCACATTGATTGGCAAGCCGATCAATATTACGGCACAGAAAAAAGGTCAAAAAACAGTGTTACAAGTATCGTTTAAATCGGTTTGTTACACAATTCAAAACGTCATTTGGTGTTACATGACAGGCCATTACCCAACGTCAAAAGAAATCGTCATTTTTGTCAATGGCGATGAAAATGATAGGCGATGGAAAAACTTGCGGTTAATGACATTAAGCGAATATAACCATTTGAACAATAATTTCATTGATAAATCGTCAATTGGTGCGTGGCATTGTAAAAAAACGGGTGGAATCGTTTCAAAAATAAGAAATGGGAAAAGTCAAATTCTTCTCGGCAAGTTTGATGATTTACGATCAGCTAGAATTTTTTACATGAAGGAGAAATTGAAAATACGCGAAACCATTATCGAAAAATATGCGCTGCCTAAAAATTTTACATCAACTTATTTTAATAAGGTGTCCGAGTGAAAAGCAAATGTTTGAATATTAACCCATTAAAATCAGATAAAAATCATTACGATTTTTGGTTCATGGGAGTAAAAATTGATCCTTACCGAATTTTTGAAATATATGGAATTACAAATTCGCCACTTCAACACGCGATTAAAAAACTTCTGCGGTGTGGAAAATCGGTTAAATCATTCGATCAAGATATAGACGAGGCCATTGCGTCACTGATGAGATTAAAAGAAATGCGTAGTGAAGATAGAGAAATAGGTATTAACCATGAGTAATGTCGTGAGTTTTACAGGAACCATTGGGCGTGATGCTGAAGTTAAGAATTCGCCATCGGGTCAATCAGTATTGGAACTTACTCAAGAGAGATTAAAAGAAGTTGTTAATTATGACGCTAAAACTGGCGTTTTTACTTGGAATAAAAGGCTTTCAAACCGCATCATTATTGGAAGTGAAGCAGGCAATAGCGCAAATGGATACATTCAGATAAGCATTGATAATAAAAGCTACCAAGCGCACAGACTGGCTTGGTTATGGACATATGGAGAAATGCCTAAATTGTTTATTGACCATATTGATGGCAATAGATCAAATAACAGGATTGAAAATCTTAGGCAGGTTTCAAGTATTGGTAATCAACAGAATACTCATTCCGCACAAAAGAATAGCAAAGTCGGGTTGCTTGGTGTTAGTCACCATGGAAAAACAGGAAAGTTTAGGTCAAGAATAATGGCAAATAGAAAGGTAAATGAATTAGGCTTCTTTAATACCAAGGAAGAAGCACATCAAGCATATTTAACTGCTAAACGACAACTTCATCAAACATGCTCAATTTAAATAAGGAATAAAAATGTCAAATGTTTTCAGCTTTACGGGGCATATTGGAAGAGATGCCGAAGTGCGTTATTTGCCTTCTGGTCAATCGGTGTTGAATGTATCGGTAGGAAATTCGGTCGGTTTTGGTGATCGTCAGCAAACGATTTGGTTTCGTGTAGTTGTTTGGGGGAAACGCGCGGAGGGAAATTTAAAAGATTATCTCAAAAAAGGTCAGCAAGTATTTGTGTCGGGCGAGATGACACAAAGCGAGTACAAAGCCAATGACGGCACAACAAAAGTTGCACTAGAAATCAATGCAGCGATTCTTGATCTTGTCGGCAAGCGCAGCGATAACGGTGAAGTGCCACAGCAACAACAACCACAACAACCACAACAATCGCAACAACAACCACAACAACAACTAAACTACCAAAAAGAAAAAGGGTATCAAACACCTGCAAAGTTATATGAAGAGCTTTATAGGCAAAAAGAAGAGCATCAAGCGCAGTTGTCAGATAACAACATGCCACTTTAAAAAATGTGATGCAGTTCACAGTTTTAAAATAAAATAATTTACTCTATTTTTCTAGTCTTAATATTCGATTTTTCAATTCAAGTAAGGATTGTAATGGTTATACAAGGCGAAAAATTAATTGATTTAATTAAAAATATTTCCAACTGTCCGTTAGAGAATATAGGGCTTTCAGACGTAGATGTCAGGCTTGACAGCCGTTTTTGGATTGAAAAACAGGAAAACTTAGCTATTAGAACTGATGCACCTGATGATTCTATTTTTACGACAATCGACGTTGATTGTTACAAGCTTAAACCAAATGAGTTTGTCAAAGCGCAAATAATGGAAACATTCGAGATGCCTGATAATGTGATGGGCATTTTCACATTACGATCAAGTAATGCACAGCAAGGACTGGATCAATCGACTTCTTTTTTGATAAAACCAAAATGGAGAGGTAAGTTGATTTTAGAACTTAAAAATCAACTTCAGCATCATCCGATAAAATTGATTTATGGTAGCAAAATCGGGCAGATATCATTTTTTGAATGCTCAAATTATTTTTTAAATCATCGCTAAAAAATCCAGCAAAATAAATAAAGTAGATCATTTTATTTTATGATCGACTTTATTTGTAAGTGTTTGACATAACGGCTAAATTAAGTGATATTTTTATTTTTTATTACTTTTTTAATGGTGTTTTATGGGAATTATCATAACGATTTTAATTGCGTTGATTTGTTATTTATTTTTATGTTTTAAAAAAAAACAACAAAACGTAATACCAATAACGATCTATAGAATTTAAACCTTCTGAGATACAGAGATGTTTCATTTCCTCAGCTAAACCAAAAGCCAAAAAAAGAAAATAAAGTCGAAAACGACAACGTCAGAAAGATTTATCCCAAGCAAAGCAAGGTTCCTTATCTTTTGCTCAACATTGTTTATTTTGATAGTAAATGGGAATTGACCGAGCGGGACATTCAAGTATTTAAATTTAAGTCACATTTTTCAGAAGGCTCAATAAACGCATTTTGTTTTTTGAGAGAGGATCAGCGCACGTTTCATATTTCAGAGATTCAGCAGTGCATTGATTTACGAACGGGTGAATTGATTATTGATGTCCGAAAGTTTATCTGTGACTTTTATGATCGACCATACGTTCCATCTGTTCCTCGTGAGGATTACATAAGAGATATGGCGTTGCTGGTGGAATTTAAAAACGAACACGGTATTTTTGAAAAAAGACGATTATCAGTTGGCAAACGATTTAATCAAAATGATGGTTTGTTAAAAGCGTGGTGGATTGACAATCCTGATGAGAATGACAGAAGACAGACCGTGATCGATTTAAATGATATAGCCAAGATCACGGATTTAAGAACGCTCAAAGTCGTCACTGATAAACAACAGTTCATGTTGGATTTTTTAGCTAGTTAAAAAAACGTTCCCCTGCCCTTTAAAATTTAATCTATTTTTTCGTTAAAAATAGATTTTTTTAGGGTAGGGGAGTGCTTTTAAGTGTTGTTAAAATAATTTCAAAAACGCAAAATTCCACCTAGAATTTTTCGCATCCCCTTTGCCATACTGTATTCACTATGGCATTCACGACAGAACAAATCACCGCGTTAGAAATCGCAATATCGACTGGACAACTTTCTGTTCGGTTCAATGGCCGCGAAATACGCTATCAATCAACCAGCGAAATGATACGGTTGCGCGATCGTATGCGCAGCGAATTGGGATTGAATAACGAAAAAGATTCGCGTTCACGCGGAGGACGTACTACGTTCACCGTTGGGAAGGGGCTATAAATGTTTAGCTTCTTCAAAAAATCCCCTCAAAAAATCAAAAAACGCCGCTACGATGCCGGCAGCAGTTCACCGCGTTTGCAAGGCTGGGTTGCACCTAACACCGATGCCAATGTTGCTGCATGGTCACTGATTAAAATCCGCAATCGTTCACGCGACTTAGTACGCAATAACGCTCATGCCGCACGTATTGTGCAATGTATTGCATCACATACAGTCGGCTATGGGATTGTCGGCGTCGTTAAAAATAATGATGCACTTGAAACCGCGTGGAAAAAATGGAGCGAATCCACTGAGTGCGACGCAAGCGGTCGTCATGATTTTTATGGATTGCAACGCATTGTCATGCGCTGTGTGGTGGAGTCGGGCGAGTGCTTGATTCGTTTGCGTCCACGTTTTTCAACTGACGGCTTAACCGTACCACTCCAGCTGCAAGTGCTTGAACCCGATTATTTAGATGATACGCGTGATATGCAACTTCCAAACGGCGGAGCAATAATCAAAGGCATCGAGCAAGATTCCCTCGGGCGAACAGTTGCGTATCATCTAAATAATTATCACACCGGCTCTAATTTCGGTCTTAACTTTCAATCGACTCGCATACCCGCAGATCAAGTTATTCATGTTTATCGTGAAGACAGAGCAGGGCAAATGCGCGGGGTGCCTTGGCTTGCACCAATTATGGTCAAATTGCGTGAGCTGGATATTTATCAAGACGCGATTTTGAAAAAACAGCAAATTGCGAATTTGTTTGCTGGTTTTATCACAGACGAAACGCCACAAGATTTTATACAAGAAAAAGAAGAAGACGAATCCCCCGACGCGCCCGATTTAATTCCCGGCACGATGTACGCGCTCAAAGCAGGGCGTAAAGTCGAGTTTTCAACCCCGCCAAAAGTTGAGAATAGCGAATTTGTCCGTGAAACCTTACGCGAGATTGCCGCCGGTGTAGGCATTACTTATGAAGAATTAACGGGCGATATGTCACAAGTCAATTTTTCATCAGCGCGTATGGGTTTTAATACATTACTGCGAAACGTGGATCAATGGCAGTGGAATATTTTGATTCCGATTTTTTGCGAACAGGTCAGCAAAGAATTTATAAACAAAGCGCAATTAGCGGGCATCAACACAGAAAAAGCCACTTTCGAATGGACACCACCAGCGCGAACGCTTGTTGACCCAACGCGTGAAATTCCTGCCATTATCAAAGCCGTTCGCGCTGGCCTCATGTCACTGCCTGAAGCACTAAGAGCGCAGGGCTTTAATCCTCAAAAAGTCTATGCGGAAATCGCCGAATCAAACCGCGAAATCGACAAACTAAAACTCATTTTAGATACCGATCCGCGCGTGGATTTAACCAAAAAACAAGGATCATCAAATGCCTGAAACCATTCACCAAAAAATTGATTTACTCAGTACCCGCGCCGCTTTTGAACCCACGACTTTTGACGCTGAAAACTCAACCGTCGAAGTTATTTGGTCAACAGGCGTCGGTGTTAAACGCTATGACTATCAAAACAGCCGTTATTTCAACGAAGTTTTAGAAATATCAAGTAGTGCGATTGATTTAACGCGATTAAACAGCGGCGCACCGCTTTTAAATAATCACAATGATTACAGTTTAACGTCAGTTATTGGCGTCGTTGAACGCGCATGGATTGATAAAAACGTAGGAAAAGCCTTAATTCGTTTTTCAAGTCGTGATGATGTTGCGCCTATTATCCAAGACGTTAAATCAGGCATTTTGCGGTCAATTAGCGTGGGTTACAAAGTCAATAAATATGAAATTCAACAGCGTGACGGTGAAATTCCAAATTATACCGCTGTTGAATGGACACCTATGGAGCTGTCTTTAGTTCCTATTCCAGCAGATATCGGGGCGCAAGTGCGCTCTGAAAATATAACTCAACCAACCAAGGAGGCTTTTATGCCTGATGTAAACGAAAGAAACGGTCAGGATGCAAAAGCCTCTGCCGTGGATATCGATGCTGTACGCAGCGAAGCGATTAAAAATGAACGTCAACGAATCGATGACATTAAATTATCTGTACGCAGTGCAAAATTATCTGACGACATTGCAGATAAATTTATCAAAGACGGCACAAGTATTGATTTAGCACGAAAATTGATTCTCGATGAATTAGCCAAAGCGGATCAAAAAATTGAAACGCACACGCGCGGCGGTGCTGATATTCAAATTGTCAGCTTAGGCGCAGACAAAATGCGTGCAGCGGCTACAGATGCGATTTTAGCGCGAAATGGTTTGCTAAAACATGAAGAAAAACACGAAAAACTCCAAGGCAATCCGTTTGTCGGTAAACGTGCGCGTGAGATTGCACGCGATTGTTTAGAAAATGCGGGTGAAAACACACGCGGCTTGAGTGATGACGAGATTGTAAAACGTGCGTTTACGAGTTCAACGTCAGATTTTGGTGTGATTTTAGAAAACACATTAAATCGCACTGTATTAATGAATTACAACACGGTTGCCGATACGTGGCGCCGTTTTTGTAAGACCGGCAATGTCACTGATTTTCGTGATTGGAAACGATTAAAACTGGGAAGCATCGGAACGCTTGATGCGGTACCTGAAGACGGTGAATTCAAAAACAAAAGTTTGAGTGATGCTGAAGCAGAAGCAATTAAAGTAACTACGTACGGAAATATCGTCAATATTTCGCGTCAAATGATTGTCAATGATGATTTGGGCGCATTTTTAACTGTTGCAGAAACACTTGGCAAAGCAGCGGCATTAACGATTGAGAAAGCCGTTTATGCGATGTTACTCGCTAATCCAACCATGTCAGATGGTTTTACATTATTCCATGCTAATCATAAAAACACATCGGCAACAGGCACAGCATTAACGGTGACAAGCATCGACGCAGATCGTGTTGCGATGGCCAAGCAAATGAATGTTGGCGGTAATGATTTTCTCGATATTAAGCCTAGCGTTTTACTTTTACCCGTTGAACTCGGAGGTACTGCTCGTGTCATCAATCGCTCTGAATATGATCCTGATGCTACCAATAAACTCCAACGCATCAATCAGGTGGCTGGTTTATTTAGCGACATTATTGATTCGCCTCGTTTGTCTGGAACAACGCGTTATTACTTTGCTGACCCAGCTATCATGCCGGCATTTGAAGTGGCGTTTTTAAACGGTAACGATACACCGTATTTAGAACAACAAAACGGCTTTGATGTAGACGGTGTGAAATACAAAGTCCGTCTTGATTTTGGTGTTGCCGCGATTGAATCGCGTGCTGTTTACAGAAACTTAGGAGCATAAGTCATGGCTAAAAATTATATTCAAGAGGGAGATACCCTAACCATCACCGCACCTTATGCTGTTGCTAGTGGTGGTGGGTTGCTTGTTGGATCATTGTTTGCCGTTGCTCTTGTTGCACTATCTAACGGCGCAAGCGGTTCATGTATGACCGAAGGCGTGTTTGAACTCACTAAAAACAGTGCTGAAGCATGGACAGTAGGTCAAAAAATTTATTGGGATAACACAGCTAAAGTCTGCACATCAACAGTAGCGACTAACGTATTGATTGGCTGCGCAACTGAACCCGCAGCCAATCCATCGAGTGTTGGGCGTGTGCGCTTGAATGGTGTCGTTGCTTGATAGTGAGATCACTATTCTAGCACTAGCTAGAATAGTGGGTTTTTATCGATGAAATAAGGATAGAAAAAATGCACAAAAACATGATTGCTTTTTTAGACATGATTGCAAAATCCGAAGGCACTTACGGAAAAGGCGACAATGGTTACAACGTTATTGTCGGTGGCAAGTTATTTCATGATTATTCAGATCATCCCCATATTGCAGTCGATTTGCCAAGACTTGGAATTAAATCCACAGCAGCTGGGCGTTATCAAATTTTAGGGCGTTATTTTGACGTTTATAAAAAACAGCTAAAACTTCCCGATTTCGGCAAAGAATCACAAGATAAAGTCGCTATTCAGCTGATTAAAGAATGCAAAGCAATCGATGACATTGAAGCGGGACGCATTGAATCTGCAATCAAAAAATGTGCGAGCCGTTGGGCAAGTTTCCCAAGTGCGGGATATGGTCAACGTGAGCATAAAATCTCAACGCTGATTTTAGCGTTTGAAGAATTCGGCGGAACGCTGGCCTAGATCATGATTGATTTTAATGCACTAAACAAAACACTGATTGAAGCATTCAAAGAAACCGAATTGATTACGATTACTGATGCAAAGAATAGTTTTGAATGCACAGTCGAAGGTGTTTTTACTGAGCAACAAATCAATATCTCTGGTGATCCCGTCAAAAATAATATTTCAATTCAGCATGGTTTTTTTGAGCTTGAAGTTTTAACGGCTGATATCAAAGACTACGACATTAAACGCCTTGATCGCGTTTTCATCAATGATATTCCCTACAAAATCGATGAAACGCCTTTCGATAGTCAAGGCATCACCACATTGGTACTGCGCAAATGAGTGATTTTTTTCATGCAAGATTAGATGATTCAGAGTTTCAGCGATTTGCGATGACTTTCCCCCGTGCTGTTTATAACGCAACACGCTCTGCACATCGTTCAACAGCAACTTTTATTGAAAAACAAATCGAAAATAAGTTATCTGAAAAATACGAAATTCCACTTAAAACATTAAAAAAATATCGTGTTACGTCAAAAAAACATGATTTCTTTAGTTCAGTAACAACAGGCTGGAATCCAATTGCAGCCAAATCGAGTTCAGATAATTCGTTTATCGGTAAATTATCGCAAGAAGATGGCGGTGCATGGGCTGGTTCTTATTACTTTGAAAACGGATTTATTTCTACAATGAGATCAGGTCGCAAGGCGATTTTTAAACGTGTTGGAAACACTCGATTACCAATCAAAGCACAAACGATCAATGTAAATGAATCACCCAGTATCGTAAATGATATGGAGAATTTAGCAGGGATTGAATTCAAGCGACGATTTGAATCCAAAATGCAGCAATACATTCAACGCGGCA